CCCAGGACGGCCAGCTGTATCGTTGGACCCCCCTCACGCCAACGGTGCTGCCCATCATCGTGGCGGGCGCGCCCGATCAGAACAGGGGTGTGATCGTCACCGACCAGCGCCATGTCGTGCTGCTCGCCGCCGGCGGCGATCCACGCCGCGTCGCGTGGTCGGATCAGGAAGATCCCAACACCTGGGCGCCCGATGTCACCAACCTCGCCGGTGATAAGATGCTGGTCACCCAGAGTTACGCGATGACGGCGGTGAAGGTCTCGGACGGCATCCTGATCTTCACCGCCAACGACGCGCACAAGATGGTCTACGTCGGCGCGCCCTATGCTTACGGCATCAGCCAGATCGCCACCGGCTGCGGGCCGATATCGCTTCGCGCCGTGGTCGGCATCGGTTCGTTTCATGCCTGGCCCGGCACGCAGACCTTCTGGTCCTATCAGGGAAATGTCCAACCGCTGCCGTGCCCGGTGCAGGACTGGTTCTACAGTCTCGTCAATCGAGACATGGCCGGTCGTGTTTTCGGTAGTCCCAATCCCGCCTTCACCGAACTCTGGTGGGACTGGCCGGATGAGGGGTCGCTCAATACCAACCGTTATATCGCGCTCAATTTCGCCGACCCGGCGCATCCATGGACCATCGGCGTGCGCGAGCGCACGGCGGCGGACCCGAGCGGGACGATGGACTACCCGGTTCTCGGCGGCCCGCTGGGCGCCGGGGGCGGTCTCTACCTGCATGAGTATGGCTGGACCGAAAACGGCATCCCCCGCGCGCCCCTCGGCCTGATCTACGCCGAGAGCGGCGACATCGTCGCCGGCGAGGGGGATAAGAGATTCCACGTTAAACAGCTCGTCTTCGACGCCGACGGCCCGCCGGATGTCCTGGGCTATCGTTTCTTCCCGCGCGAGCAGCCGCACGATGTCGAGAGCGAATACGACACCGGCCTCTACACCGTCATCCACGGCGGCCTGATGGACATGCGTTTCTCCGGCCGCTCTGTTCGCATGAGGATGGAGGCGACAGCGGACGGCCCCTGGGCCGTGGGCCGCCCGAGGCTGGAGATGAAAGGTGGAGGCAGGCGCTGATGAGTGTCCGCCCCGTCTCCCGCCCGCCCGCGCCGTTCACCGTCCCCGAGGGCGGCGACCTTGACCAGCGGCTGGCGGCGATCGCCACTGAGTTAAATCGGAAAGCCAATGCCGGCCTGGCGGGGCCGGCCTACCGTTTCATCGGCCTGATTTCGCCAGATGGAAGCACATGGCGCATAACCGTCAGCGATACCGGAACAATACTGACAGAACAGGTTCCCAGGATATGACACTCCCAAAACGATCCACCCCGGAGCCGTTCGCTCTCGCGCATCCCCCGGTCATTCCCGCCCCGCCCCCAGACCCCATTCCAACCTTCGACGCGGTCAACATCCGCGCCAGCGACGGCAGCGTGTGGCGCATCCGGGTCACGCCGATGGGGTCGATGCTGCTGGACCGTATCGTTACCTGAGTGTTGTCATCCGAGGAAAAGCGGTCGCGACTACAAAAGGCCCTCGATTACGGGGGCAACACGCACACGCTCGCCGACGTGATCGACCTCGTTCGTAAAGGTGACGCCCAGTTCTGGGAAAGCGGTGATGGGACGATCGTCACTGAAATCCACTCGTATCCTCGGTTGAAGGCAATCTCCTTCTGGTTGATGAGCGGAACGATCCCCGACTGCATGGCGCTGGAAGATGACATCCTCACCTGGGCCAAAGCCGAGGGCTGCACGATGGCGATATCCACCGGACGGAAAGGGTGGCTGTATCACGCCCGCAAGACCGGCTGGCGCGCACGCCCGCATATGTTTCCGGTCTATAAATCGCTGACGGAGGAAACCGTGCCGTGAGCAAATCCAAGCCACAGACCACATCGGCGGTAACCGATACCTCGCAGCACATTCCCGACTGGTTGAGCGACGCCGGTCGCGAAGCCGTTGATCGTTCCGTCGCTCTCAGTAACCGCGCCTACACCCCTTACACGGGCGAGATGGTCGCGCCGCAATCGGCGGACACGCTTCAGTCGTATCAGGCCGTCCGCGACATGCAGGGCCAGGGCGCGCCGGCCTTCCAACAGTCCCTCGGGGCCTACGGTAACCTCGTGGGGCAGGCGGCCCCGGTCACCGCCGGAGGCGTGAACGACAACACCAACGCCCTCTACGGCAACTTCAACCAGAACGTGATGAACCCGGCCCAGGGGCTGCTCGGGTCATACCTCAACGGTGGTCCCGCCACCGCCGCCCAGGTCGGTCAGAACGCCTCCACCCTGATGTCGCCTTACGCCCAGAACGTCATCGACCCGACGCTGGCCGCCGGCGAGCAGGCGCGCGAGATCGCGCGCCAGAAGATCGCGGGCAACGCCGCCAACGCGGGCGCCTTCGGTGGCTCCCGCCAGGGTGTCGCCGAGGGTGTTTCCGACGCCCAGACACTACTCGGAACGCAACAGCAGATCGGTCAGATGCTGAACACCGGCTGGGGCCAGGCGCTCAACTCCGGCACCCAGTTGGGCCTCCAGGCGGGCCAGCAGGGCTACGGCGCGGCCACCGGGCTCGCCAACCTCGGCGCCACCGGATACGCGGGCGCGCAACAGGCGGGGCAAGGCATCGCCAACACCAACCTGAACGCGGGCCTCACCGCCGCCGGAGCACTGCCCAACGTCGCCACGGCGCAGCAGGGCTACGGACAGAAAGACGCCTCGTTGCTGCAAACCATCGGCGCCGATCAACAGAACTATCAGCAACGCCTCGACAACGCCGCCTATGGCCAGTTCATGGATCAGCAAAACTACCCGATCCAGAACCTCGATCTGCTGTTGGGCGCGGTGGGCGGCATTCCGTATTCGACGACGGGACAAGGCTACAGCACGAACACGCAGAACCTGACCAAGAACGTGGGCGCGGGTATCGCGGGCGGCGCGCTCTCCGGCGCCGCGACAGGCGCCGCTTTTGGCCCATGGGGCGCGGCGGCTGGCGCCGTGGGCGGCGGCATTCTGGGGGCGCTCAACTGATGTCCGGTAGCACCTCACCAGGATGGTTCGAGCCCGGCGGGTTCTTCTCCAGCAGCGGCAACGGTCTGTTCTCGTCGAGCGGAACGACGCCAACCGCCGCCAACCCGAACGCCATCGTCCCTGGCTACGCCGCCGACAACTATACGCCGCTGGCAGGCGGGGCGGGGAGTAGCGGCGATCTCGTCAAAGCCCTTCAGGGGCTAAGCAAGGGCTTCGCGGACAGTCAAAAGCCCGCCGACAAAGGTCTTCCTGGCGCCGCCATCCCACAGATCGCGCCCACCGGCTCGCCCATGCGGCGCGTGGCGATCGATCAACTGGTGCAGATCCTGAACAAACGGCGCGACGATCTCCTCGCCGGGGCGATGAAGCCGGGCGGGCAGGCGGAGCCGTACAGCGCTCCACATTCCATTGGCCTTTTGGGGTTCTGATCGATGGCGGAAGAAACCACATCCACCGCGTCCGACCAGCAACTCAGCCAGATCATCAACCAACTGCTGGCGGGCAGGACGGCGCAACCCGCCGTTGATCCCAACACCGGCCCCTCCTCGCGCGAGGGGCGCGGTATCCTGTCGCTCCTCGGCGAGGGCCTCGGCGGCGGCAGTCAGTATGGGACGACAGCCGAACGCGAACAGGGCGGCCTCGGCGCCCTCGGGGCGCTGGGTTCGCGGATGCTTCAGGCGTCCGACTGGTCGGTCATGCCGCACTCTTTCGGATCGATCCTCGGGCAGGGTCTGGACGCGGCGCGCGGCAATCTCGGCCACACCCAGGCGGTCTCGGCGGCACAGCATTACGCCGCGCAACAGCTGGCCCATGAGCAGCAGCAGGACCAGATCGCGCGGCTGAAGGAGGCGCTGCCGTATCTGCAACTGCAAGAGGATCAGCGCGCGGCGGCGCGGCAACGGGAGTTGCTGAAGCCGGGTTCGACCAACACCAACATCGGCGCGGCTGGTAATGGTCCGCCTGATCCTGGCTCCCCGGCCGGGCAGGTCGCGACACGCACGGCGGCGTTCTGGTCTGCTCAGGGCTATTCACCGGAACAGGTCGCCGGGATCATGGCCGGTGGCCCAGGCGCGGAGAGCAGTTTCAATCCCGGCGCCAAAGGCGATGGCGGCGATTCGCACGGACTCTACCAGCACCAGGGGCCGCGCTGGGCGGAGATGGTCAAACGCTACGGTCCCAATCCGACCGAGGCGCAGCAGCATGAGTTCGCCGCCTGGGAGATATCTCCACAAGGCACGCACGCCGCTGTTGGCGCCGCGCTGAAGCAGGCGAAGACGCCGCAAGAGGCGGCGGCGATATGGACCAAGGGGTTCGAGAGACCGAAGAACGCCGACGATCAGGCGGCGGCGAGGGCGTCGGTCGCCGGAAGGTATGTTGGTTACGGACAGGCGCCCGCCAAGGCAGGCGCGCCCGCGGCAACGCCAGCCGCGCCGGGGCAGGCCACCATGCCACCGCCGGAGCCGCCCCTGCTGGCCGGCACGGCCCAGACGGCGGGCGATGTCGGAGCGCCAACCGGAACCGTCATCCCACCCTCGCCACCCGGCAGCGACGCCACCGTGGCCGAGATCGAGGCGGGCCGGGCGTCTTCCCCGGCGCGGACCGGGGCGTCTCAGCCAGGAACGGTCGTCACCGCCCAGGCGGGCGGGCAGCAGCCCTCCGCCACGCAACTACCGCCAATTCCGATCGCCGGGGGCGTCGTTGTCGCGCACCCTGGTTCTTTTTCCGAGTTCCGCGCGCGGGAGTTCGTCCCGCCACCCCAGACCGAGGATTTCAATCCAAACCTGACACCGGCGCAGCAGAGGGCCTTCGCCAGCGAAGCCGCCGCGATCGAGAAAAGAGCCGAATCCATCGCGGCCGGGAGGGTCATCAGTCCAAAAGAGGTAGCGGATATCAGGGCCGCGCGGGAGGAAATCAAAGCCAAGGTCGAACTGGCGGCGCAGGAGAAGGCGCAGAAGGCGGCCGTCGCGCGCTCGGCCTACGACAAGGAACAGGACGGCCGCATCCAGACCCGTTACGAGAAAGAACTAGATAAATACGGAGCGGCGGCGGCGGCGCAGCAGGCGCAGACCCATGAAATGCAGAAGATCGAGAAGACCGCCGAGCAGACACGCCTGACCAATAAAGAACAGGTGCAAAACGGCGCGGCCCAGGATCTTCAGAAAGACCTGAACAAAGAGAGCATGGCGGCGCGAGATCGCATCACCGCCCTGGATGCCGCGCTGGAACTCTCCCGTAACGTGAAAGACCCGACGCTGCTCGCCAGCAGGTCGATTGGCGGCGTCCCGATGGTTGATGCTCTTAAGGTCATAGGTATGGGAAGCGAGGCGTTCCAGAGCAGGCTCGGCGCCATCCAGGAACTCCGCTCGGGTCTCGCCGCCGTGACCAAAGCCCTGCGGCAGGGGGTGCAACTCGGCACCGCGTCGGATGCCGACCTGCGTTTCATCACGTCCATGGGGGCGAGCGAGATGCAGGATGATTCCACCCGAGAGGCGATCCTGACCAATCTGATCGGCCAGCAGCACCGGAAGATGAAATACGGAACGGAGGTCTCCAAGCTACTGGCCAAGGGCATGAACATCGGCGACGCCATGGATGAGGCGGAAAAGCGCGTGCCGGAAGTCACGCCGACGATGCCCGCGCGCCTGGAGAACGCACCGGACAAAGATCCGGAAACCATGAAATGGTTTAGAGATAATGTCCCGCCCAACACGATCTGGCGCTCGGAAGACGGCACGCGCCACATCAGACACGCGCCTGGATGGAAGCCGCCGCAATGACCAGGAGGACGCGTTATGGCGGGTGAGCCCCAGGATATCGAGGAAGACCCACGCGCCCACTCTTCGACACCGGCGGGGCAAACCCCCCAGGCACCGGAAGCGGAGGTAGATCCGCGCCGCCTCAGTACATCCACGGTGAAAGCCGCCAGCCCATTGAAGGTGCCTTACAAGAACGGGGAACCCCAGCCGTGGAACGTGGACGAAGACGCCTGGGGCAATCGTATCCCAGACCCGGTCCCGCCAGGAGCCATCGGCCGGATCAAGGACGCGGCGGTCGAAGGGTTCAAACAGACAGAACCCATCCAAACACCGTATCTGCGCGAACTGTTCAACAAGGGACCGCTCGGTCGCTACATCTATAACCCCGCCCTGGACACGCTTGGCGGCGCGCTTGGTGTGTTGAGCGGCGCGGGACGCGGGGTTCAACAAGGCGCCAAGGAAATTGGTGATACGATCGATCCACGCCTTGGGCGGGATCTCGCCATGGGAGCCCAGGTCGTCGGCGCGCTGGCTCCGCAACTGGCGGGACCCCGCGCGGGCATGAAGCCAGACTTCACCCCCTCGACCCGACCGTCCACCGTCATGGAACGCATGGCGCCGCGACCGATCGAAGGGCAGACCAGTCTCGGCCGGGCGATCGACCTGCTGCGTCACGACACGGGGTGGGGGAAGCCGGAGACGCCCGGCTACCTGCCACCAGGGGTCAACCCCAACCAACCAGGGTTCATGCCGCCTGGGGCGGCGCTGCCGGTCACCGGGCCGCACCCCGCGGGCGTGCCTGATACGTTGCTTGGTAAGGCCCTGGAGCAACAGCGCCCGGCGCCAACCCCAACACCAGGGCCGTCGCTGGCGCCGCCGGAGGCGCTCGGGCCAGTGGAATATGCGAAGCAGATCTCTTCCGGTTACTTCGATATCGCGCACAGAAACAACGCGACCTATTCGCCTGAATACATGAACAAGGCATTCGATGTCGCCAAGGTCGTTCCAGGGCAGACAGAACATGGAATAGTAACGGGCGGCCCGACCGCCGTGACTTCCCTACTTGAACGGTGGCAGGGTCTGCGGGACAAGCCCGCGACCCTTCAGGGCGCGACGGAGATGGATCGCAGCATCGCCGATCTGATCACTCAGGAATACGGCCCGAGAGGGATTTCCGGCGTTGGGAAACAACTCCAGGAGATCCAACGCAACCTGCGAGACCACTTCGAGAACCCAGGCGCGGGGGACGTGACCGGCGGCACCGCTGGTATCGAGGCGATGGCGCCCGCCCGCCAGGCGTGGTCCCAGGCACTCAAGATGGACGACATCGTCCGGATGCAGGAGCGCGCCGACAGGACACAGAATCCGACGCAGTCCATCAAAACCCAGGCGAACACGCTGCTTTCCAGCCGCACTAAATCCCGCGGCTGGTCTCCCGAGGAAAAAGCCGCACTGGAGCACATGGCTGACCGAGGCAAGGTCGGGGACGCGATATACGGACTTGGTAGCCGCCTCATGTCCAAGGCCGGCGCCGCCGCTGGTGCGGCGATAGGCGGGCTCCCTGGGATGGCTGTCGGATACACCCTGGGAGAGGGCGGGTCAGCCCTCGCCAGAGGGGCGGTCAATCGAAGGGCGGCGGGACGGATTCAGCAAATGCTGGACACACTAAAACAGGGCCTCCCCCCGCCGCCCCCTGGCGCGCCGTGATCCATGAGTGAAATACACCAGTGACCCGATCGCCAGTAACGGCAACCACACCCACCAGTACAAGATCCCCAGGAGCGCGATCCAGAATACGATATCGGGAAACAACCAGATGAACAGGATCGCGACACAGACCCAGGCGAGCGCGATCATAACGTCGCCACCACCCACAGGAACACACCGACCACGCCAGCCACGGCGGTGGCGTCGGTGATCCAGCCCCAGGCGCCGCTCCAGAGCCGGGAGCGGCTGCGTCTGAAATGCCAGTGCCAGGCGAGGGAGTGGTTCATGCTCCCACCTCGCTGTTGAGCGCCTTCACGATCGCGGTGGCGGAACTGAACGTCGCTCCGCGCGCCAGGATCTCATCGGTGCAACCGGATTCGTGGCGGAGAATATCGTAGCGGCTGTCTTCGCTTTTGCCCGCCGTCCTGATGAGGCTGTAGAGGATCGTCATTTCTGTCGCTTGCATCTTGTTCAACCTTTTCACTTGTTAATAAACCGGAGCCAGGGTCAGGGTCGCCGAGACGAAAGCGCCCCGACCCCGGCGAGTGCCGCGCGAAGGAGGAAACCGTTCAGGCGGCGCTCTGGCCCTCACTACCACGACGGCGGCGCTTCACCATGCCGAGTCCAAGCAGCCCCGTACCAAGCACCGCCAGAGAGGCGGGCTCCGGCACGTCAGCTGTCACCGAGGGGACCAGGAAGAAGCTCTCAGCGCCGTCGCTGGCGTTCGACCATCTCGCGTAAAACTCGATCTGGCTGTTGGGCGACAGGTCGTTGCGGTCGATGTTGAAGCCGCTCAACACATAGTCAGGGAAGCCGGTGCCGTTGTTGTTCGTCGGCAGCGGCGTTCCGTTCGCTGGGTTGTAATCGGCGAGGATCGTCTTGTTGACGACATCGAGCACGACGAAGCGTTGCAGCACTTCAGGACCGGCGCCCGTGGCCGTGTTCACGTCGATCCCGACATTCAGTTGCCCATTCAAATCGAGCTGTGAGATCAAGAACGCACGCAGGAACGAGACAAGATACGGCGTGCCTTGCACGTCGTTGTCGAGGTTCGCTCCGACCGTGGCCGATGAGAAGTCGCTGAACGCGACCTGGCTACCGCCCTGTTTGTAGTTGTTGTAACCGAAGCCCGCCGGCTGTTGGGGTTGCTGCGTGCCACAGATCAAACAAGGCGTGTTCAACGGCTGGTTGCCGGGAGGCGGGACCGCGATCAGCGACAGCGCCGAGGTGTTGGCATTGGCGGTGTAACCCAGCGTAGAGATGATGTCAGCGCGAGCCGTTGGCTGGAAAAACATCGCCCCGGTGACGATGGCCGTGGTCATCAATAAGCGTTTCATCGTGAGTTTCCTTTTGTTGACGTGGAAGTTTAGTTCGACCACCGGTCGCCTTTAACGATACCTAAAACGGTGGTGCTGGTCAGTTCGGTATTCAGAACGGCGAGGGTCTTCGACAAGGTAGCCAGTTTGACATGGATCGCCGCCCAGACCTTGAAGTCGGCGAGAACGTCGGCATGGTACTGGTCCAGTGGCGAGAGGGTCGGAGGCGGCGGTGGTAGCTCTGTTGGTGGCGGTGTGGGTATCGATGGCGGCGGTGCTGCCGGTGGTGCTGGCGGGGACGGCGGTGGTTGTTGTCCAAGGAATTGTATCGATGCCAGATCCAAAGCGGGGCGTGCCGCCAGAACCGTGCCGCCCGACATCAACCCAAATACCGTGTTACCAGAAAACCCAACAGGATAACCGCCAGGGTTAAGTAAGAGATAACCTCCACCACTATCGTTAACAATCGTATTGTCTCTGATCGACACGGTTCTTCCGGCATTGCTCGCCCCTTCCTCGCCGTAAGCGAGTATGGCCGGGTTTTGCGTCGCGGCGCCCTGCTCAATGATGTTGCCCGCTATCGTGGCGTCGCCGCCGTTCGGCAGATCGATGCTGTACGACGAGGAAGAATCATTATCGAAAATCCGGTTGCCGGTGATGACGTTATTCACGGCGCGGGACTTGATTTCATGCCCGACGCTGGTGTCGTGGACATAGCTGTTGGTAAGCGTGAAAGTCGCGATCTGGCCGATGTAGAGCCCGTGCGTATGGCCGTTGCCGCCGACGCCATTGAACGCGATCTCGGAGTTGTCGATGCTGATCGACCCGGAGGCGTCGGCGGCCCCCAGCAGCCCGTCCTGGTTGTCGTGCAGGTAGACGTTATCGAGCGTCAGGCTCCCGCCCTGGTATCGCACCGCCGCGCCGTTGGCATCCGGCACGGTGACGCCGGAGATGTCGAAGCCGCTGATGGTGACGTTGCCCTGCTCGGTGATCATCGCCTTGCCGTCCGGCGGTTGCCAGCCATTGGCGGTGGTCAGCTTCACCCAGCCGCCCACGGCGACGAGGTTCAGGTCGTGGGTGATCGACAGCCACGTGTTGGTCCAGGCGCCGGCCTGGACTTCGATGGTATCGCCGGATGTGGAGGCGTCGATCGCCGCCTGGATCGAGCCGCCCGCCGCCACGTTGATGATCATCGGTCCCGCCATTTCGTAAGATCGTCAACCGCCACCTTGTCAGGAGACAGCGACGCCGTCACGGCTTCGCGGAGTTGTTCGTTCTGCCGCGTCAGATCGGCGACCTCCCGCTCCAGCTCCTCGATCTGGCGGCGCAGGTCGTTGATGAGATCGGGGACCATCACGATTTCATGTAGCGAGGGCCGCGCGATCCTTCGGCCCTCAAAGGAAAACCCTCGGCCCAGTCGGGCAGCTCCGACATGATGGCGCACATGGAGTCCACGGACCCAAACCCCACCGGAGGCTCGCAGACGACCTCGTCATGGATGAGCGTGAGCGGGCGGTAGCCCTCCTGTTCCAGGCGCAGCGCGGCGTGGACGAGGAGGTCGCGGCACAAACCCTGTACGGCGTTCTCGGTCAGCCGGCCCCCATACGTTTGTTGCCTCTCCCATTTCTTGTTCAGACTGTTGACCGCCATATATGAAACGCAATCGTTGCCGAAACGACCTGTCTCGATCAGGGGCTGGGAATACCAGATGTATCTCCCCGAAGGCAGGCGCATCCGCAGCCACTTGCGATCCATGCGAAACCGAATGCGCCCGCCACAAATGGCGGTGGACTGACCAGGGTGACGCACGGCGTCGATCGCCGCCTGGTTCATGTCCTCCCACAGGCGGGGTATTTGTTTGTAAGTCCCGCGATACACGCCCACGGCGCGTTCCGCCTCTTCCGGGGCGAGGAGAACACTCGCCTGCGCGATGCAGGTCTCGCGGAACTTATGCCAACCCATTTGATAGCCGCAGCCAAGCACCAGGGTCTTGCCGACGAAACGGGCGCGGCTGTCCTTGGTCACGGTCACGGGGTCGATGCCATAAACCCTGGCGCCGATCTCCTCGTAGACTTTCCGCTTCGCGCGGAACGCCTCGACCAGATCATTCTGGCCGCTCAGCCACGCCACGCCCACCGCCTCGACCGAGGCGAAGTCGCCCGCCGCGATCTCGTGGCCGGGGGCGGGGATGATCGCGCCGCGCAGCATCTTCGAGACGACATCGAGCGGCGGGCCAGCGATGGCGTCCACCATCGCCGCGCCGTGGTCGAGCAGTTCGCGGTGGCCCTCCCAGTCATGCACGACATCCCTGGGGAAATTCTGCACCTGCAACCCCTGGCTGATGTATCTGCCAGTTGATGCGCCGTGATAGCCGAGCAGACCCCTCACGCGGCCATCGGCACTGGAGCGGTCACTGATGGCCGCCAGCTTCCTGACGCTGATCTTGCCGGCTTCCAGGCGGCACCGGAGGACGCTCTTTTCGAGCAGTCCCACGCGGGGATCGGCGATCAAACGCTGAACATCCCGCCGCCGTAGATCGGGGATCACCTCTTCTTCCGGTTCAACCTCTTCCAGATCATCGAGTAGTTCACCCTCGCGGGCGAGATCAGGCGGCGGCGAGAGATCGACGCCGCGCTTCATCAGCCACATCTTGAGCGCGCCAACATTGGACGCGGTTTTGACGATGCCGACCGTGAGGAGATTCATGTCGTGATTGAGGAGGGCGACGGTCTCCTCGGCGACGATCGACGCCGCCTCGACGAAGCCCAAATCAAATCTCACCCCCCTGTCGTTCATGCTTTCCGTCAGATCCCACACGTCGAGTTCCGGCTGGGGCAGAGCGGCGGTGGAGCGTTGGACCTGGCGCTCCACTTTCACATCGGTCGAGCAATAGTCGCTCAACCGGGCCATGCGGGCCTCATCTTCCCACCACGCCAGTGACCCATCCGAGGTTCTTCTCGGTTTGCACATCTGGAGCATGAGGCGCCAGCCGTCGCCATCCTTCTTGATCGGCAAGCCCAACGCCATTCCCGCCCCGTCGAGGCTGGCCGGCAGGGCCTGGGCGCGGGCGCGGGCCATGGTGCAAATCCATCTGTCGATCGCGACCAGTGGCCAACCGTGGCGCGGGCGCAGGACGCCTTCGATCAACAGCCGCTCGAACTGGGCGTTATGGGCGACGACCTCGCGCGTGGGGTCTTCCAGGTGTTTGAGGTATTTCGGGAGGAGTTCTTGCCCCGGGCGCCACTCCCACGGCTCTTCCATGCCGATGGCGAGGCGGGCGACGGTAACGGAGGTGGAGGGATGAGCGGCGTAGACGTAGACGCCGGTCTTCCTGAGATCGACGGTCGATCGGGTTTCGAGATCGAGGAAGAGAAGCTGATCAATGTCAGTAGTCATCGTTTTCCCACCTGATATCGACGTAATCATAATCCTGGATCGACTGGTTATCTTCGTTCAGCAGATGGAACGCGTGATCCCAGGTGTTTATCGCGTGCTCATCGAACCACGCGCCCAGCGCGTTCATGCAGTTCTTTTCATTACGATAGAAGGACCACCCGGAAAGACCATCCTGGGCGATGTGAATACGCTTTCGGCAGTCGTGGCAGACCAGGTAGTAATTGACGCTCATATCTCACCCCCGGGAAGACGCCCGCGCCCGGAAGGGCGCGGGTTACAGGACTGTTAGAACTCGTCTTCCATCTCTTCGACGACCTGATCGAAATCCTGCGCCGCCGACGTGCGGCCGAAAGCGCCGTCGTGCTTCAGCAACTGGACGTTGCCGAGACCCAAACTGACCCCGACCCCAATGTTGTTATAGACGAACGGTCGCACGCTGATGTTGGCCCAGCGCCCGGCGTAAACCGCGCGTGGATCAGTGACGGGTTCAAGCGAGGCATCGACGATGGCGGGCTTGTCCTTGGAGCTGGCGGAGACGAAGTGCCAGCCCTTCTCGTATCCCGCCATGTGTTCTTTCTCTTCGGCGCGACGGACGACGCTCTCGGGGCGGCGGGCATTGGCCGGCCATTTCTTCTGGTCCTTGCCCCACACCTCCACGCACAGATCGTTGAGCGCCTTCAGCAGCGGCGCCACGTCGAAGGTGGGCGGCAGCAACAAGGTGCAGGTATATTTCTCATCGCCGCCATTGAACGAGCTCGGTTCGATCAACGAAGGAAAGCTGAGGCGGCCAGGGCCGAGGCGGATGGTTGATACAACTGGTTTCTGTGCCATTTTAACTTATTCCTCTGTGTTAACTATTTCAAACTCGATGCGCGGAGCAACCGCCGCGCGCGGATCGGACGCCGGAGCCAACGTGGTTCCGGGATCTGATAGTGTGACCAGCTCATTCCACTGAGCCGGCTTCTTCAACTTCTTCGCCTTCAGGATCTTCTCCGCCTGGGTCGGGCTTTGGAGCTTATGAGCGAATGCATCAGGGCCGAGAGCCTCCGTCATGACGAAAGTCGCCACGTCCTCATCGGCCCATACCCTCTTGCCGCGCTTATCGACCAACTTCCACCCTGGAATCTCCTCGCCTTTGTCGGCTATCGATTTGGCGTAAGCGCGAACGGCGGCGAGCCATTCGTCGATGATCTCCGCGCCTTCGAGAATTCCCCCTAAACGCTCGCGGGATATCTTGGCGGGGTCCGGCAGGAACGTGACGGCGTCCTCGACTTCCACCACTTCGAATTCCAGTCCGATAGAGGCGATGGCCTTCGCCCGCAGCGCCGGGCAGTCACCGGCGGCGCGGCAGAAGCGGCAGTGATCGCCCGCGATCCTTGGCGCGAGCGGGTCCGTCACCGCTTCCGCGATCTCAAGGAGGTCGGCGGCGAAATCATGGATCTCCGCCGTCGTCATGATGGTCCTCTGGGGCGGCCCGAGGGCCGGCTGGACGACCACCAACTCGATCTGGGTGATCTCATGGGCAAGCCCGGTGGGCAGGCTGTGCAGGGCGCCGAGGCCGTAGCCGCCCAACTGGAGATTGACCCTCCCATCGGCACGGCGGACGGAGACGGGGACACCCCGGCCGGTCTTGAAGTCAGCGACGTAGAGGACCGGCGGGGCGATGATCACCGCGTCGGCGGTGCCCCAGTAAAGCTCCGAGAGGGCGGAGAGTTCGAACGCCTGCTCCAGCAATAATTCACCACCGAGGCGATCATGCGCCGCCTGGACTTCGATCTGATAGGCGAGGATCATCTCCGCGCCCTCCGGGTCTTCAGGCAGAGCGTCGAGAGGATTCAATCCTTCGCTGATACACGCCGGCGCCAGCGCATGGAGATCGGTTCCGCGTTTGGCGTAGACGGAGGTGGGGTTTAGCCTGCCTTCCTCGGCCCGCATCGACCCAGGACACATGAAGCGGCGTTCAAGGGCGGACATTCCGAGGGGCGAGTGGCCCCGCTCCGAGGGGAGTCGGGTATCGTTCACGCCCCATACTCCGCGAGAACCTTCTGGGCTTCCTCGGCGATGACAGGCCAGGTCGAGGGGTCGCACTCGGACAAACGCCGACTGCCACCATAGGCCTCCAGGATGTTGGTGATCGCCTTGACCTTGAGCGGATGCACCGCGCCGACCTTGGACAGCAGAGAGCGCATGGCGGGCTCGTCGAGGGGTTCGGGCGGAGGCGGCGGGGCCAGGGGCGTGGCGTTAATGGGCGCTTCGGCGCCATTGGTCTTCGCCCTGGAGCGTGTTGGTTTTGGTGGCAAAGGGGGAGGTTCCACCGGAATAATCTCCGGCTCCGGCGCGGGCGGCGGTGGTGGCGCGTCCGATGGCAGGTCAGCCGTGGCTTCCATCAGCTGTTCATCCGACAGAGCCTTACTGAGCGTGGGGTATCTGATGACCCCGCCGTGACGGCGATGCTGAAGAACCAGGAACAGCTCCTCTTCGGTCAGGTCGATCGAACAATTAACAGTGATGCTCATGAGGTCTCTTCCAAAAGTTGAGTGACGATCCGCCGCTTGCGGCGGACGATGTCGGCGACGCGGGCGTCGATGGAGTCCGCGACGGTCAGGATGGATATCCGCACGGGGCGGGCCTGGCCGGCGCGATACAGGCGCGCGACGGCCTGATCGATCGAGGCGCTGGTCCAGTCGGTCTCCAGGAAGATGGCGCGGCGGGCGCTCTGGAGGTTGAGACCGAACCCGGCCACCCTGACGGAGGCCACGAGGACTTTGACGACGCCCGCGTTGAACCCGGCGACGGCGCCCTCGCGAAGAGTATGGGCGGTTTCGCCCATCAGGAGGCGGGCGCCGAGAGACTGGCAGGCATCATTGATGGCCTGGAGGGCCGCGACGTGGACGCCGAAGAGGACGATCCTGTCCGCGCCGCCCTCGATCTCACTCTTGATGAGATCGACCGCCGCCCTGCTCTTGGCCAGGGCGAGGACGCGGCGGGTGCTGGCGAGCGGCAACAACATCGCGTTGAGCCGCTGCCACCCCGCCTCGTCGCTACCTTCCAGCTGGGTCAGGACAACATTCAGCTCATTCCGTTGTTGCTCTGTCATCGTGGCCTCGATCGCGCGGCGATCGGCGGGACTGATCTCGACGGGCAAGGTGTCCACGGTCAGCGGCGGCAGGTCGGTCACATCGGACAGTTTCACGCGGCTGGCGCATTTCGAGAGGATGGCGCGGAGCTCTTCAGTATTACGGGCACCGACGATGATCGGGCCAAATGTCTTTTGGACAGTGACGCAAAAGTGGTTGAGAAACTGCTGTTTCTGTACCTTGCCGGGGATAAGGTTGGGGAAAAGGCGGGACAGATGTGGATGTAATTCGTCAGGGCTATTGAGCACGGGCGTCCCCGTCGCGATCCAGACCCGGCTGGAACGAGTATAAAGAGCCCCTTTCGAGTAAATAGTGGCGCCGTAGAAGGCTCTTGTTCTCGCCGCGGCGCCGTGGCCGAGAGCATGACCCTCGTCGCAGACGATGCTCTCCCAGTAAAGACGGAATAACTGTTTCCAGATCTCGACCCTTCGCATCAGGTCGTAACTGACAATCACGATATCGGCGGTGTCATCGACGATCGATTTGCCGGAGGTGATCCGCTGGACGCGGACGCCAAGACGCCAGGCGGCGATGTCGGCCAGGGTCTGCGGGATCAGGACGGCGTGGGTGATCCACAGTTGCCGCCCGCCCACGGTCGCGCCGGCGCGAATGAGCGCGGCGGTTTTTCCAACGCCAGGCTCCCATAATAGGAGGAAATGCCCTTTGGCCATATCGGGTATGACGGCCGCCTGGTGCTTCCAAAGTTTCACCACCAGGGCTCCTCATTCGTAACGGCTTTCCAGGTCAGGCCGCTCAAAGCACGCCCGACCGTGCTCGCCGCCACCCCGTGACTCTGGGCTATTCTATAGTTGGGCTCTCCGCCCCCGGCGCGACGTCTGATATCTCTGATCACCTCGGGCGTCAGTTTGGCCAGGTGGCTATCAACGCCTTTACACATACGACCTTTGTTGACAGCGTCTCTCGTGTTCTCGGCGGGCGTTCCCAGAAACAAATGATCGGGTCGGACACATGTCGGTACATCGCAACTGTGACATACGCTCTTGCCTCTGGGGACGGGACCATGAGCCCATGTCCACGCCAAACGATGAACCCTTACCTGTCGCGCGGGGGCCGTTTCAGATTTAGGAAGCCAGAAAACACCGTATCCGTATCTGTCAGGCTGCGTGCATCCTTTCCAAATCCAGCAGCCTTCGCTTTTCTCGACGTAACTCCAGAACCGCTCCTGGACGACGTCCAGAGGGAGCACTGGCCTCACCCAATTACCGCTCCCGATCACCATGATTCATCCTCGACAGGCTCGGGCGCCCGCTCCGGCGCGGGCAGTCCCGACGCGAGGATTCCGACTATTACAGAGCGTAATATGAGGATACGCCCACTCAGGCGAATAGCCGGGAGTTCGCCACGCGCCACCTGCCCGTAGATAGTGCGGGAGGGCACGCCCAGGACGCGAGCAGCCTCCGCGACTGAATAGGTATGAGAAGGTAGCGTGTTGTTCATGTGAAGCGTATTAACAGGTAGCGTATGTGGCAACAAGGGGAAAAGTGATGAGGTTCACGAAAGAAAACACGCCGGAGGCGGACGTGGATGATTTACGGAAGATGAATGAGAGGTATTACATCGTCGCCGATAGCGTAAAATCGGGCGGGTTTGAGCCGTCTTTCCTGGATAAATTAGCCGAGGTCGTTCGCGAGGAAGTCATGGTGCAGCGACGGTTAAGGGAAGCTTTCCAGTCGTATCAAAACAAAGACAAGGAAAAAGATGGCGAAGGAGGCAAATAGGCTGTTGACCTATGGTCGTGAGGGGTTCATATAGGGGTGGTCAACACGATGAAGGGTTAAGCGAATGGACAAGCACTGGATGAAATGGACCGCCGCCGATCACGCCAAATACAACGCGGAGCAGGCGAGACTGAAGCTGGAAGCCGCTCGTTTCAACGGGTTCAAAACAGCGGCGGAACATGAGGCGGTGATGTCCGAACTCTACGCCAGCCTCAACACGGCATGTGGAACGCGGGTGATCTGAAGACAAAGAAAAACCGGCGGCGTGGGGACGCCGCCGGAGAGTGGGGGTGTGACGAATCGTGGAAAAGGAAGTGAAGCAGATGAAAACGAGCAACGCAACATTGATGGATAAATGCCGCGAATGTTCCGGCGCGGGGATGAGGACGCATGATCATCCCAACGACCCCTGGGCGAAGACCTGGGAATGCACGGAATGTGAAGGGACCGGCGAGGCCGTGGCTTCTTGCGAGTGCTGCCGACGTGACGCGGTGGAAGTATTCGACGGGCTGAAGTTGTGTGGCCCGTGTGCCGAAGAGCAGCGGTTGGATTACGCGGTGGAAGCGGCGGAGTGGAGGGCGGG